AATTCTCCGCGAGAGGCAGCAAGCAACTTATCGGCGTCAGGCTGGCTGATATTGGCTGCCTGCATAATTTTGTTTACTTCGTCAGCGGTAACTTTTACCTGTGACTTGTCATCCAGCGGCTGCGGGTTATCTTCATCATTTTTTTCTTCTTCTGTTTTGCACTCAGCAGCCAGTCCGCCGTTAATTTCTTCCAGGATATCTTTTTCCGGTGTATGCCGGGCAGCCATGAGCGTTTCAGCTGTGGGATTCTCGTGATCAGTTTCTGTCAGGTTGGCATTGATATACCCCTGAAGGCGCCCCGGGTAGTGATAAAACTCAGGGTGGGCGCTTCGGATAAGTGCAAAAATAGCTGCGCGGGAATAGTCCAGGATACCAGGGGTTGCGCGAAGTGCTGCGGACCATTCCCTGAACGGACTTTCTTTTTTCAGGACGATTTCTTTTGCGCGACGATAAACGCTCCCGGGAATTTCATAAATATTAAAATCCATCGGAAGCGTGGCTGCTGCAGCCTCCACATCCAGAGTATCGAGGGTGTGTACTAAGTCAGGATTACGATCGGTTTTATTTCCGCCACCGGCATTTGCACCGGAAGCCGTGCGGGTGATGCGAGAAACACGATTTCCTTTCATCCACTCTTTTGTCAGCAGACCTCGATCGGTATAGTCAGTGTCCAGGTATGCTTCGAAAAAAGCAGTCATGAACCCCAGACTGGAATTAACGGGATTAGGGAAAACTTTGTCAGTGTCGCGTACCAATTTGTGAAGGTCGCGAATCTCCAGCGGGTCGAGCAGCTTTGTGTTGTGGGAAATAGCCAGGCCAGTAACAGCCGGTAGTTCTTCAGCTCGTGCGATATGTAATGCCTGAAGTTCTTCTCGTGAAACGTGCGTTACCGGTTTTTCGCTGCCATGTTGCGCAAGCCAGCGAATGGGCAGTTCCTGACCGGAAATCGGCAGGAGCATATTATCCTCAATCTCAGCCATGTCTTCGCCATTGACGTTGGTATTGTCAGTGCTGGCTGGTTTGTCCTGAACTGAGGGGGAGGGCGCTATAAATATCATTGTGATACCATCTTCTCCGCCTTTTTCGTATCGGTTGCAGAATTCAGTATCAAACACACCTTCCGGTGGAAGGTCATTCACAACGGGTAAATGGACGCGGATGGGTTTTTTAAAATCCTCTTCGTCAAATCCGGCATCGTCCATTGCAGCAACACCGCGTGATATTGCAACCGATAATTTTTTTGCTGTGCGCCAGTAAAAACCACCTTTAATCCCAAGGCGTTTTCTGACTTTGTCATTTTTGGCTTCGTAATATAGTGCAATTTCTTCTTTATCAGCGTTCATTGATAAACCTCATAACCATTTTAAGGATGAACAAATTCCTGCCATTGCTGGCATTTTTAATCCGTTGGTATGGCGTTAATATGGCTGGCGGGTTATCCAGCCGGTGTTTCGTTATTCAGGTACAGCGATACTTTTTTTAACGGGAGGCATTCACCGGGGATTTTTTGTTCGTCCCTTACCTGAATGCAGGATGACTTACTGTCATAAATTCCGGTAATCACATTCTGCGGCTCACCCGTTATAAGAAAAACGGTCATTATCAGTGCAAACGCTGAAGTCACTGCTGTTCTCCGATAATACCAAGTTCAAGAAGGGCAATTCTGGAAAGTATGGAATTATCATTGAGAAGATAAGGTTCATATTTTCTCATCTTAATGGCATCTTCCGTAAACTCCCGGTTACTGAGCAGAACACCAATATCAAAACAACCTTCAGACGTATTAACGTTTGGTAATAACGTTTCCATTATCGCGTCCTCAACAATGAATTTTGTGATGCAGTGCCTGGTGCCTCCAGGTGACGTTAACCAGTTAACAATTAACGCCGGAATACAGAAGGATGCCCGTTACGCCCCGTAAAAGACCACTTTACGGTTTTAACTGTTCCGCGTGCGCATAGCCGCATTCACCGCATCACAAAATTCACTTTAAAAAGGGTGGCAGAGCAGTCACGGAGTAGAACTGATGCCACCAAAGACTACGCATGGGTATTGTGGCGGGGCTGTCACTTAAGCGTATGGTCAACCTGACAACCCGGTGCATTTTCTGGAGCAATGGAGGAAACCCCAGCCATACTTACCGCCGCGCCATTTCGCGGAGTGCCACAACCGGAAGTGCACGGTCGAACTAAATTTAACGACACCGTACAGAGAGACCAATTTCGCCGTGCGCTTTCGCGTTATGCCCTGACTTTTCAGGGACATATCCTTTCAGTAAACTGTCAGTGCCGGATGCTCACCCGTGTCCGGCGCACGCACTCCACCTGACCCGTGGAGAACTCCTTAATTACCAACCCTCAGGAGGGTGAAATGGATAAAAAGCAAATTGAGGCCCTGCAATCTATTATTGAAAAACAAGATGAAGCTATCAGGATTCTTTTCATATCGTACTGATATGATACTAAATATGCTTTCTGCATTAACGGCTGCGCTTGGTGGTACAAAAACAAACGTATACCGCGAAGTTGTTATTCAACAGATAGATAAATTTGAAAAAACCATACCAGGTATTAATGCTCATCTTGCAGAACAAGAGAAAGACCATGCTCTTATGGCAATTTCTTCAGTAGCTCTCCCGAAAGTTGAGTAGTTTTAATTGTTGTTTTGAAATAATCACTGCTTTCACATTTGAGTGATTTCATGGCAATCCAAATGCGGGCCTCTGTGCCTGCATTTGGTTCCAGTTGCTGTAGACGTTTTGCGTCTTCCAAAAGTAAGGCGATAATGTGTTTCAGCTTCTCATCATTTGCTTGATTCTTGTTTTCAGGCGAATTCTGTCCGCCGAATAGGCGCTTCTCTTCATACAGACCTATAAAGGCACGACGCACGTTACCGGATATAGTATCGATGGTTTCTTTTTCTACGGTACTCAGGTCAAGAGTCGCCAGTTGAGAGCGAACCGCATTCGATGCCATTTCCTGGAATGGTACTGGTAAATCTTTAAATTCCATCGTCAACCTCATCAGTCGGAGTTTCTTGCTAACCAGCGATGCGCGCCAGCTTCGGTTTTAAACGTTTTACTTTTGGTATACGTCATCGCGGTAAACGTGCCGTACTGGTTGGGAAACACGCCGCATACCAGAGATTCGCTGTTGCCAAGCTCGATAGTATCCATGCTGACCTCATTTCCCCTTAACGCCGGGGGAGCGGAACAAAAACCTGCTGCATAGTTAAAGTTGAACCCTGCCGTCATGTTCTTACGCCTCGGGCTGGCTACTTAACCCCTTGCCACTGCCTGGTAACTCGAAGTATTGCCTGGCGTTCTGTGGAGCGGGGTGGGTTGGTAGATGTATGATGTACTTTTTGTTCATTTGTGTAAAGTACTTTTAGTACATTTTATGTTTAAAAAAATGAGGAGGGATTAAGTGAAGCACAAACCCGGAGGGATGTTACCGGATTTATGCTGGATCAAGAGGCTTTTTGTTTTTTCTTTCGTGTTAATTCTTCGTAAATTGCATTGTACTTCTGTTTTTTTTCCTCAAGAGTTTTTAAAAGCTCATCTGTTTCACTGTCAGGTAGCTCGTCTAGAAGGTCAATGATGATTTTTTGTTTTGGGTTTAACTCCTGATAGAAGCGTGCCTGCGCACTACTTTCTGTATCCTCGCCCAAAAGATATGTTGGCGTTGTTCCTATGAGTGCTGCTAATTCCCTCAATTTCTCTCGTCGAGGAATTGTTTCGCCATTAAACCATTTACTGACCGCTTTTGGTGTTAATTTCATTCGACGGGCAATTTCTGCCTGCCTCCCGTGTTGTTCATAACCAGCGTTTTCACAGGCTAGCGCAAGCCTGCTGGCGAACTCTTTACGCGCTTTATCTTCATGAACCATAAGTTCAATGATATTCGCTATTGAATGTACTGTCAGTTCTGCTATATCATGTACCCAAAGTTCACATTATGGAGATGGTATGAACCAGAACACACTTGAAGATGTAATCAAAACTGTTCGTGTTTCTGTTGTGTCCGACGTTTGTGGTGTCAGCCAAAGAGCAATCTACAAGTGGATTAATAACGGGAAATTGCCGCGCACTGAATATACCGGTGAAACCAATTACGCTGAAAAAATCGCTCTTGCATCAAACGGATTATTTTCTGCCGATGCAATATTAACTATTGGCAGAAATAAAACTACCACGAAAAAGCTGATGGGAGTTGATTCATGAAAATCAAACATGAGCACATCCGCATGGCGATGAATGTCTGGGCGCATCCGGACGGCGAAAAAGTACCGGCTGCGAAAATTACCAAAGCGTATTTCGAGCTGGGAATGACGTTCCCGGAACTGTACGACGACAGCCATCCGGAAGCCCTGGCTCGTAATACCCAGAAAATTTTCCGTTGGCTGGATAAAGACACCCCTGATGCTGTTGAAAAAATTCAGGCTCTGTTACCGGCGATCGAAAAGGCAATGCCGCCTCTGCTGGTGGCCCGTATGCGCAGTCACAGCTCTGAATATTACCGTGAGATCGTCGAACGGAGGGATCGGCTGGTGAAAGATGTGGATGATTTTGTCGCAGCGGCGATCGCCTGGGGCACCCTGACTAACAGTGGTGGTCAGCCTGGTAATGCTGTTGTCGTGCATTGACCAACAATATTCATGCCGGATTTCTTCTGGATGTTCGAGGGTAAAGTTCGGTATCAGATGAGGTGAGTATGGCTAATGCCTGGCTCAGATTGTGGCATGACATGCCAAATGATCCCAAATGGCGAACCATTGCCAGGGTCTCAGGACAGCCAATCGCAACAGTGATGGCGGTGTATATCCACCTTCTGGTGAGTGCGTCACGAAATGTCACGACATGTCACGGCGTGTCACGCATCTGTCACGACAAGTCACGACAGATAAAGATACAGATACAGAATTAAACCCCACACATAACGCGCGCATGCGCGAGAGTGCTCCAACCGGTGAGTCGCATGGTGCGCCGTTGCAGACAGCCGAACCTGAATACCTGGACGGCCTGAGCGAACCGATCGGGAAATTTTCGATGACTACTGTCTGGCAGCCGTCGTCGGATTTTCGACAACGGGCAGCAGTGTGGGGTATGGCTCTGCCTGAGCCGGAATTTACACCTGCAGAGCTTGCCGCATTCCGGGATTACTGGATGGCGGAGGGGAAGGTTTTCACGCAGGTTCAGTGGGAGCAGAAATTTGCCCGCCACGTGCAGCACGTCAGGGCACAGGTAAAACCAGTCAGCAAGGGGGTAAGCCATGCAGCATCAGGTGGCACGGCATCACGGGCAGTTCAGGAAATCCGGGCAGCACGCGAACAGTGGGAACGAGACAACGGATTTATCAGCAACGGAAATGGCCTGGAAGCTGTGGGAGCTTATGGGGGAGGTGTATTCGAACCGCTGGACTCAGAAGAACGGGGCCGCACCTTCGAAGCTCTGGATTGCCCAGATTGGCACGATGACTGAACAGCAAATCCGGCTGGTCTGCCGTCAGTGCATGGACCGCTGCCGGGCGGGTGAAACGTGGCCCCCGGACCTGGCTGAGTTTGTTGCGCTGATTTCGGAGAGTGGGGCAAATCCATTTGGTCTTACGGTGGATGCCGTGATGGAAGAGTACCGGCGCTGGCGCAATGAATCCTGGCGATACGACGGGAGTGATAAATACCCGTGGCCACAGCCTGTGCTGTACCACATCTGCCTCGAAATGCGTACCAGAGGGATTGAGCGCCAGATGACGCAGGGTGAGTTAAAACGACTTGCGGAACGGCAACTGACGAAATGGGCAAAGCATGTTGGTAACGGGATGAGTGTTCCGCCAGTGCGACGACAACTGGAAGGGGCGAAACACCCGCAAGGGCCAACGCCAATTGAACGGCTGAAACAGGAATACGAACGCCGGAAGGCAGCTGGTTTTATTTGAATCTGAGAAACGATTTTGTCGGAGGAAATTTTAATGGAAACCGTATTTGACGCACTGAAAGCACTGAAAAGAGCCTCTTCACAGGTAGTGGCGGCCCGCCTTGGAATCAGCCGTGAAGATGCGGTCAACGAACTGTGGAAACTGAAGCGCCGCGGTGAAGCGGATAACAAGGGTTCGATGTGGCGGCTGATTCAGGCTGGTGAAAGTGAACCGGTGTCACCGGTACCGAAAGTGACAGCGCAAATGCTGACTGAGGCGATTGAACAACATGGCCCACAAACGGCGGATGAGCTGGCACTGATGTTCGGGATTACCTCCCGCCGGGCGAATTCATCGCTGGCCATGGCAATCAGCAAAGGGCGTCTGATTCGCGTGAATCAGGGCGGTAAATTTCGTTACTGCATACCGGGCGCTGATTTACCGGCAGAGCCGGAAGCTGCATCCGTAGCGGAAACCGATGGTAAAGCCTTTCCTCAGCCAGCAGGTGTTGCGTTACCTGTCCGGGAAGCAGAAACACAGGAAGAAATAAAAACGGAAAGTGTGGCGGTCACAGTGCAGTCACAGCCGTCGTTCACCAGAAAACATCCGGATGGTCTGATTTTACCATCGCTGCATGTGGCTAACCGCGAGCTGCGCCGGGCAAAAGGTCAGGTTCAGAAGTGGGAGCGAGTCTGCGCCGCGCTGCGGGAGCTGAACAAGCACCGGGATATTGTTCGACAGATTGTCGATTCATCCGGTCGTATTGTGTCGGAAAAGTGATTGCCGGAGGCGCTTATGGCAAAAGTATTTACACCAGAAGAGCGGGAAGAAGTGAAGGCGCGCATTGTGGAATTCGTGCGCCTGAGCGGACGAGAAACTTTTCGACAACTGGCAGATAAAACGGGTGTCAGTAAGACCGCTATTCGTCGTTTATCTGGTGCGCTTGCGGCCAGTGGTGATGTCTGGCTCTCTGGTTGCGGGGTATTTCCATCAGAGCAGGCGTATCGCGTATGGCGTAAGACACCGGAGAAGGCTGCTGACCCGACACTGATTCGAAAGTTACCTGACGGAGAAATACGTCGTTACAACAGACGGCAGAACATAATTTGTCGTGAGAGCAGGAGGAGCGAAGTTATGCAGCGTGTGCTGGCGTTCTATCGGGGAAACTTTCAGGAGGTGATGGAGTGAGGGTGAGAGTCTATATCGCCGGTCCAATGACCGGGTATAAAAATTTCAACCGTGAGGCGTTTCACAATGCGGAAGAGGTACTGAAACGGGAAGGGCATACCGTTTTAAACCCGGCAGTACTTCCGGACGGGCTGACTCAACCACACTACATGGATATTTGCATGGCAATGCTCCGTTGCGTGGATGCGGTTTACATGCTGAAAGGCTGGCAGCAGTCGGCAGGTGCAAGGGCTGAGCTGGCACTGGCGGAGAAACTGGGCCATGCGGTGATTTTTCAGGAGGTGGGCAGTGAATATTGACCCGGCGATAACGATTGATATGGCCCTGAACACCGGCCTGGCACTTCTTGGTTATTTCTACATCATGTTCAGCAGCGGACGATGGCTGTCACTGTTGTTCATGAAAAAATGGAATAAACGCCGTAAGCAGGAGCAACGCCAGAAGGCAATGGATGCATTTTCGAAGCCTTCGGAATTGACGGCATGGAACCAGGGGATCCAGCTCGCGCAATCAGCAGAGGGGGTGTAGTAATCCTTGTATATCGGAGTGAAGAGAAAAATGACGATCACAAAACAACGAGTAGAAAAAATCATATATCGCCATGAAATGGGACTGAACAGCGATGTCACTGCCGAAGAGGTTTATGACCTGGC